CCAATACAGCAGGATGGTTTTCACCACACTCTTGACATCCCCTTTCAACCTTATAGGCTCTCATTCTTTCGCGAAATGTGTTACCGGCCTTCTTACGTATATTGTGATACTTACCAGGATTCTTTTTCTCTGACCTGGCGCTTGCTTCGTTAGCACAGGTCTTACACTGAGACTGGTAACCGTCTCTCATATTTTTGTTCTTGTAGAAACTCTCTAAAGACTTCTCTACTTTACAAACACTACACGTTTTCATATCTTACTCCTTTGGGATTATTTATAAAAAACCCAAAGGCAAGGAGCAGTTTCCTCACATACTCAGGTGACGGTGCGTACCGACCAGGGCGAGATTTAGGTCATCCCGAGACACTAATCATGGAAAAAAGGTGAAGGCTCATCATAGCTTTTACATTTTAAATTAACTGGCGCGTTTTCGTGAATGATGTCACAGTGCCTAGGTTCAGATAACTTCATAAAGCTCCAATCAGTAGTTTCATAGGCTACTACAAGAAAAGGAAGCATTCCGATAATCAAAAGATCCTTCATGCGTTCTTTGGTCATGGTTTACCCCATTTAAGTCCGTCTTCGATTGCATGCTGAGCACACTGAACATAGTCGCGATCTTCTTCAGACAAGATACTCCAGAAAGGAGAGATACGATTGACTAGATCCTCAGCTGCACTTGGCTTATCTAGGTGTTCGTTATTCTCTAACATCTCTTGTAAAGTGTCGAGGCGGTGGTTAATCTTCTCTCGTAATTCCATACTTTTCCTTCTTATGTAAGCTGAGTTTATCCTTATAGCTCATGATAAGAGCACTAACAGCTAGAACCAGAATCCCCATACTTTCAAACAGTATGTTAAGTGGTTCGTCTCCTTTAGTCTGAAGAAGTATCATTCTAGTCAATGCAGTCATAGCAATAATCAAAGGAAGTGTTACAGGAATACGATGACTGCTATAGAAAGCACCCACCATCCCAAGAATCTCAGCGTAGATGAAAAGCATAAACAGATCAGCTAGAGCCATCTTGCCTTGGGTACCAAACATATGGAATATGTCAAAGCCGGCTGCCCAAACGGTACCAAGTACAATGAATAACAGTAAGGCCTTCTCAACATGCTCGATTAGCTTACCAACGTGCTTCAGATAATCAAACATTAGTTACGCCTCATCTGAGCATTGTCGATAGCCGTCTGCTTATCAAAGACAGGTTGTAGACAAGACTTGTGAAGAGTACTGATGCCAAGTAGCTTCTGCTCACCAGAGTATACATTGGTGTCAGCCTTAGCAGTGTTGCACGAATCGATATCAGCAGACTTATACTCAACGTCAGCGTCTCTCCTGTAAGAAGGAGCAGGAGGGATGTAGGTGCGAGCTCGCTTACGATCGACTTTGTACTTCTTGTACACCTCGCCCTTAGGCTTAACCCTTCGACGTTTACGTCCAGTCATTTCGTAGGTACAACCGGTAGATATAATAGCCATCACAAAATCTCACTCAAATCAGCGCACATCATCCTTTATTACAACCGATAGGTCAACGGCCGTATTTGTCGCGGTAACTTGCGCGTTGTTTCATGAATTGGTCAATGTATTCGTCACGAGTCGACTTAAACACTAAGGGATGGTCATTATCTACAGACATCAGAATGATGGTTTGTGTAATGGGAATCTTGGTCAGTTCCTCAAACATTACACAGTAGGCAGCTGCCTGCATAAAGTAGCTTGAGATTTGATCTTTACGCTTTCGTCGTTTGGATGTCTTAAAGTCGATGACAGACAGCTTACCATTCCATTCACCAATACAGTCTACCCGTCCACCCACTTCCAGGTAGTTTGAATACAAGGGCACCTCTTGCATAACGACGTTATCAAGATACTTGTCTAGTAGACCTCTGAGTGTATTGAACGTCTCGATATTGGCAGGCATGTGACCATCGAGATAATCTTCTTTGTTGTCGATATAATCTTCACAAAGTTTATGTACAGCAGTGCCTCTTGCAGACGCTTGAGCTGATACTCTGTTAGCAACATCATCTCCAACCTTTGCTCTCCAAGCAGCAATCCCTTCAGCTGACAAATCCTTTAGAACAGTAGTAACGGACGGATATAATTTTCCATCGGGTGTTTCGTATAGTCGCTGTCCGTCTACTGTCTTAGTGTCGAGCTCGTTAATGTCTGGGCGAGGAGCGTGAGTGAAGTGAGTCATTCAAATAACCATCTTTTGCAATCAAATAGTCTCGCACTAAGCCAGACCTAACAATGTCATCATATGAAAATTCAACGTCACTGAAACTATCAATATGATCAACGATATTCATAAACCGACTGAGTCCAGATTGATCCCATGGCTTGTCTAAGTCAGTTTGACTACAGTCACCACAGAATACAATCTGACTGTTAATACCTACACGAGTAATTATACTGTCTAGTTCGTGGAAGGTCATGTTCTGTGCTTCGTCTACAATGATAATACTATCGTCTAATGTAGTGCCTCTCAAGAACGACGTGCTTATGAACTCAACCTGATTCTTTGTTTTAAGAATCTCATATGCATCACCTCTTCCAAACAAATCGATACACATTGATTGGTATGGTGCTTCATATGTTTTCATTTTCTCCTTTTCACTACCGGGAAGGAACCCCATCTCTCTTGTGGGAACGACTGATCTTACAATAACCACTTTCTTTTGTTCGTGGTTGGTTTCAAACAATCGTTTGAGAGCTAGGTAAAGCGTAATGAATGTTTTACCAGTGCCAGCGAGACCATGGAGGACTAGGTGGTCTCCTTTTTCAAAGTAATCATACGCTAATTGTTGATTTGGTGTCTTTGCCTGTACTGTCCTTAACTTTAGTTGAAATTTTTGGATCGGTTCTTTTTTGCGTTTTATCCTTTTAGGCTTCTCGAATATTTCTTCGTAAAAATCGTACTCTTGATAAGCTAAACCGAGATCGGACATCTTAACTCCTAGTTGTTATTGTAATTGACGGGTTTTCCTCCATTTCGCTACAGCGTTTTCAGTCTTTGCTTCCTTCGCTGTCTTTCTAACATAACGACTGGCTAAGTCACTAGAAGGATGGGCTTCAGCTATTCGCTGTAAGTTTTCATTCCATCCATCATCATTCTTTATTCGAGAGTCCAGACCAACCCCTGCCACAATGTTAATTCCATTGAGCACAGAGGTTATCCAAGGACATTCTTCTAGGAAACGAACCTTCTCATCATAGGACATGATTTCTTCGAAGTATTCGTCGGTGTTGGTATCTTTAAAAGTATAGGTCGGCATTATCCTACAGCAGCCTCCACAACATCTTGTTGCAACGACTGCTCGAATGAATCGTAAAATACACCAAACACATTTTTAGCATTTAAGTTATGGTACTCATCCTTGTTGCCGAATCTAGGAACGACAAACTTAAATTTTACCTTATTGTACTTATAAGCTATGAACTGCATGTACTTTACTCTATTTAGATTATCATTGTACCTAGAACGCGTCTCAGGGCCGTATGCGTTAGTACCATCATAAAGATTACCTAACGATACCTTTGGAGACTTGATCATAAAGTCAAATCCTAAGCAGTATAAAACGTTGTGTCCCGCTTTTATTGCTTCCAGCATGGCATTGACCCCAGCATTGGATCTAAAACGCTGATATTGATTGTACTGAGGATCCTCAAACTGCTCTTCTAATGGAGGTACGATAAACTTTTCTTTGGGAAAATCACTAGCAGTTATCTCCTCTATAATGGGAGGATCTATTGACACCAAGTAATCAACAAGATTAGGGTAGTCTCTATACAAGGCATTGCACCCGTATATTGTACCGTTACCCTTCAGCTTTGTAATGTCGAACTTCTTTCTGCTTGGACCGTTACCAATAATAAATGCTACTTTTTCCATTTCTCTTCAATCCCAGGGAACGCTTTGCGCACAACACTCTCTGTAATGTCCTTTAGCTCAGGTGGTAACTTCTTGTTCTTAACATGAAGAAGAAGTTTAGCATCGTTTGCATCCACAGCTTCAAGTATTTGAATAAACATAAGCTCACGTTTGTGAGGACGAAGTTGCTCTCCGTCTGGAATGTTTAGACAGTACTTTAGACGACGAACGTCTGCCTTGAGCACATTCTGTGCATCAATACCTTCGTCGATAGGAGTGTAGGGAGGATCGGTCTCTGGAAGTAGAAACTGGATATTTGGGTTGTACACGAGGTCGAGAATAACTTTAATAGGAAAGTCATTCTGGTAAGCCGAAAGAGCTTCTGACCTTGCTTTGTTACCGTCTAGTTTTGCTACTTTGAGGAGGGTTTCATAGATTGATTCATTCATTGTTCCGTCACTTCATTTTCAAAATATTTTCTTGCTTGCTTACCAATTGTGCTGGTAAGTACGTGGTCAATGTTCTTACTATTATATAGTACGGATTTAACAACTTCCAGTGAGTACATATATCTTAATATGAACTCTTCATCGTCTACATCATAACCATTGTTATGCAATTCGTTTACTAGACCGTGACCTACTTTATCGACGAAATCTTCAATGAAGGCTTTAGATAGTTCCTTCTCGTAGAAGTCATCAACTTGCTGTTGGACAGGATCAATTCTAGTTCCTGGAAACTGTATTACATTACCCATTAACATATTTATCAACTTTCGGGAACCAAGGTTTTAATTAACGAGTCCCATTGTTGAACTCTAGAATCCCATGAGTAAAAGCCATCAACGTACGCTTTTTGGAAATCTAACCGATTGTCCATTGAGTCTGTATTCATCTGTTGAATGGTTTGATTTAATACTTGCAGGAAAATGTTGGCATGGATGTTTACGTCCTCGTGCATTCCATAGGTAATACCAAACCCAGCAAGTGTCTCGGGCAATGCAGCGAAGTCTGGAGCAACAACTGCACACCTAGCAGACATTGCTTCCATTGCAGCAATACACGATGTCTCTGGCCAGATCGATGGGAATGCAAATATGTGTGCCTTCTTTAGTGCCTCTCTTACAACTTCATTTGGCTGGTAACCGTGATAGTTTATTTTTGGATGCTGTCTACACTGTTCAAATAAATGCTCATAGTCAGCATCTCGTTGACCCCAACCATAGATGTTAAAACTTGAATAGACATCCAATGTGATGTTGTCGTGGTGCTTACACAATTCAATAAACACAGGAACTAGAATGTCTAAACCACGGTGTGGTGTTGTGTGGTAGATTAAGTTAATTTCATCGGACGCTAAAGGCTTAGTGTGATGTTCAATTGGTTCAATGCAATTCTTTAGAATTACATACTCACTTGGCTTCAACCCATAGGCGAGCTCATACTGAGTCTTTTGAAAGTTTGATACAA